ATGAAGATGTACCTTCTCCTGTAGGCAACAGAGCACCTGGTTCTACTGGAAAAATGCCAGTACCAGAAGGCTATGACGAAGAACATTTGGTTTGGCAAACACAGGTTGCATTTACTTTACCAGAAGGATACAGCGCAGTTTTTACTCACCCACTAAATAGATTCGACCTTCCATTCATTACTCTTTCTGGTGTGGTTGATGGTGAGATGAACGTTCACGGTGGCAACATTCCTTTTCACATTAAGAAAGGTTTTGAAGGTCTGATACCTGCTGGTACGCCAATCATTCAGATTATTCCTTTTCTTAGAGAAAACTGGGAGTCAAAACCAAAGAAAGGTCTTTGGAACGAAAGCCTTCTCAACGTGTCAACCGACGATTACAAAGAAGGGCGTTGGTATCTTCGACGTAAGCACCACAGAAAAAGTTACAAATGAAAATGCAATACATGGTTGTTCCCGATAAGCCAAACAGGGTTATGTTTTACTTTCAATCAAATAGCGACTTTAAGGTTTTTATAGAAAAAGATAAAAATTACAAAGTCTTTGTTGTCTCTGTTGGCCTAAACCCAAAGATGTTGAGGTCGTATGCTGTCGTAGAAAAATTCAAAGATGCAGTTATTTTGGCCAAGAACGTTATTGGCGAAATTAACGATGCACGTAACTTTGCTACGGAGACAAAATGATTATACAAATAATTGGACTACCAGGCTCGGGCAAGACAACGCTTGCCAGAAAACTATCTGAGCACCTTGCGGCTATTCATTTAAACGCAGATGAAGTAAGAGATTTTGTTAACTATGATTTGGGTTTCAGCCACCTTGACAGGATTGAACACGCACGCCGACTTGGTGGCATGGCTCGTTTGTTCCAGGAGAAGGGGTTTCACGTGGTGGTAGATTTTGTTTGCCCAACATCTGATACCAGAAAAGCCTTTGGTAGTGCTGACGTAGTTGTGTTTATGGACAGGATTCAAGAAGGCCGTTACAAGGACACCAACCTCCTATGGCAGCGACCTGAGAATCCCGACGTTGTAATTCCTGATGGTCTGACCTTAGAGCAGGAAATTGAAGTTACGTTGGCCTTTTTAGGCAAATGGTAAAATAGATAGAGAACTAAAGGACTCCCCATGCCCTCAATAATTACAGTAGGTGGTTCAAGCAGCACTGGAAACGGTACTACGTTTGGCGACCTTATAGAGAAGGTATACCGCCGTGTAATGGGTGGCATCCGTGAACGTACCGTACAGATTAACCAGACTGGTGGCATCGGCACCACTGACACAAGCGTTGTTCTTTCTGGTGCTCAGACATCAGGTATCTCGCCTGGCGTTATACTTTCAGTAGAGTTGGAATTGATGTACGTTGTTGAATGGAACGCAACTACATTAAAGGCAACGGTTCTACGTGGGTATTACGGTTCTACACCAACTAGCCACATCAATGGCACCATCATCTACATTAACCCACGTTACTCACGCTATGACATTGGCGTTGGAATTAATGACGACCTTCGTTCATTGTCTAGCCCAACCAATGGGTTGTTTCGTGTAGGTGTTGCTGTCCTTACATACAACCCAGTCTTTGCTGGATACGACCTTGGCGCTTTGCCTGACAACTTCATTGACATCCTTGAAGTCCGTTACCGTATTGCACCACCGTACCGTACATTCCCACCAATCAAGCGTTGGAAAGTTCTTCGTGGTCTTCCAGACCCAGTGTTCCCATCGGGTCACGGTCTTGTGTTGTACGAATCAGGTTGGCCTGGACTACCTATCTACGTTACTTACTCGGCACCGTTTATTAAGTTAGTAGATGCTGCTGACTCAGTGTTGTCAACACCAGGGACTAATGATGAGGCTGCTCCTAAAAATGGATACTCAACAACTAACATTTCTAATCTAACACCAACAATGCTGGACCTACCTCCACTTGGCGCTGAAATTGACCTTACACTCCCACGTGAAATCTCACGTAACTTTATGGAGTCTCAGCCTGACCCACGTAAGGCTCAGGAAGTTGCTCCTGGTGCTGTCGCTGGTTCAGTAAATGCTTTAAATGCTAGACGTATGCAGAGAATTAACGAAGAAGCAGACCGTCTACAACGTCAGTACACCAAAGTTCGTGCCTGGTAATGAGTCTTTACTCTGTTCTTTTTGGTTACTCTAAGACCAGTGTAAACGAGGCGGACTCGTATTTTCCTAACGTAGCGTCAACTTCTGCTTCAACACCAACTGCTGCATTGGGAGCATACGCTGTAGCAATTAACGGTCGTCAGTTTACAGTTGACACTTCGTTTGAACCTTACCGTCGTGAGGCTTTCCGCCACAAGACCATTCCATCACAGCGTCAATCAATCATGATGACCAACATTGCTGGACAGGGAACAGTTAACACTGAAGGTCTGTGGCGACGTGAGCAAACTGAATGGTCTATGGGTGCAGGTCAAGCGTACCTCGACCGTAAAGGTGACTCACAAGAAACACGGTTTGCTAAAAGTAAAGGAGTGGACGTATTCTCTGTGCCACTTCAGGCAACACTTCTCAACGACACAATTAACCGGTACTCAACTTCAAGCGCAAACGTTCTTGTCAGCCGTTGTGGAATCTACAACGTAATCATTGACGGAACTACTATTCTCTACACCAACAGTTGGCCTACGTACCCTACTGCTGTGACAACAACCATTGCCACACCTTCTGGTGTTACATCTATTAACTCTATTACTAGCAACGAATTAGTTACCTACATTGCCACCAACAATGGAATCTGGTACTACCAATTCGGTGTGTCTAGTGCTTTTACTTTGTACGCTGCTAACGACGTGACTACTGGTTTCACAGGTGGATACGACATGGTTCGTTGGGTGAATGACCAATTGGTTGCATCAAGAAACAACCGTCTGTATGCATTCCAGCCACGTGTTGCGTCTGGATACCCTGCCTTTGGCGCAGTGCCTAGCATTAACGATGTCACTATTGGTATTAAAGACATTACTCTTTCTAGCACAACCGCTACGGTAACTACAACCGACGTTCACAACCTCAGTGTTGGTCAGCCAATCAGCATTACTAACAGCATGACTCAAGCAAGTATTAGTGGTGTGTCTTATTCATCTGGTGCTATCACCGCTACTTGCTCTACTAACCACGGTCTTTCTGTGGGTGAGCAAGCAAACATTATCCTCAACTACGGTACGGTCCCGTACAGCGAAACAGCAACTGTAACTGCTATTACCAATACTACGTTTACATTTAATACAACGCAGGTTACAACATCGTCAGGGTTCTCAAGCGGTAGTGTTCAAGGAACAACAGGGTATGGATTTAATGCACCATACGCAGTTGCTTCTACGCCTGGCACAACAACATTTACTATTACCACTTCTTCAACTTTAAGCCCAACGTCAAAGGGTGGAACCGTAGTTAACTCTCAAGTGCCTGACATGCTGTACACCCACGTCAACCCTAATTGGATTTGGTCAGATTCTACTGGTGGTGCTACTCAAGTTTACTTTGCTGGCTATGTAAAAAGCGGAAACAGTGGATACAGTGGATGTATCTACCGTTCAAACCTTCAAGGTTCATCAACGTCTAGCACCAGTGGTTACACAACTACATCTACTGGTAACGCACCTCAACCTTTCAACTTAAACATCCCAGTTCAGGCGCTACCCATGTCGCCTGACGAGTACCCAACGTGCATTAAGTCGTACCTTAATTTTATTTTTATTGGTACTAACCGTGGTATCCGCATGGCTCAGACACTTAGCATCTACGACCCTACTGCTACTGCAAGTGGTGACCTTAAATCAGGACCACTTATTCCTAACATTACTCAACCAATTAAATACCCAATAACAGGTATCACTGGTGACGGACGTTTTGTTTGGTTTACTTGGAACAACTACGATACGCAAAGCACTGGTCTAGGTAAGTTGGACCTATCAACGTTTATTGTTGGTGACCCACTAGCACCAGCGTACGCATCGGACTTAATGGTAACAGGTCAAGGAACTATTAAGTCACTTGACTGGGACCCAATTACTGGTTCCCCTGTCATGGCTGTTTCTGGTCTAGGCATATTTACAAAGAACCCAAACAGTTATGTATCTAGCGGAACCATTGAATCGGGTATCTTCTCATACGGTATTCCTGACCCAAAGATTCCAGTTACTTTTAACTACGGTGTTATTGCAAACAATGGCACATCAGCACAAGCAACCGTCATTGTTGACCCTAATGACAATGACTATGCAGGACCAGTACCTATTGAATCCTATTCAACTACAACGTTAAACACCGGAGAGTATTCAGTCCCTGCGGGTTACCGTGCCGAGCAGTTTTCTGTAACAATGCAATTAAACAGTGACAGCCAGAACCTAGACACTCCTATCCTTTACCGATGGACTCTTAAGTCATGGCCTGCTGCGGTTAGCGAAACAGCCATTTCTGTTGTGTTGCAACTGTACTCCGTAAACGTCGTTGACGGTATGGAAGTCTTTGTTGACCCGTACGAATCATTTATGTTTTTAGAAACATTAAGAAAAAAACAAACAATAGTGGTTTATCAAGAAGGACCGTTGACTGCTAACGTAGTTGTTGAAATGATGGACTGGATTCCTCACAAGCGTCGTGGCAATTACGAAAACGGTTTTGAAGGCGATTGTGTAGTAACAATGAAGACTATCGGTGGTTACGTCTATAACGGCGTTTCGACCAATTAGAAAGGTATAATTTAATCATGGCTTTAACATTCCCAGCACGCTCATACGCAGGAGCAGCATCGGCAGGTACCCTTACTGCTGCTATTAGTTCCGGCTCTACAACCTTTGCATCCAGCACCGCGCTGACTGGTTGGGTTGACATCACAGGTGGTACCTTCTCAGGACGATGTGTAATTGCATTTGGGTATGGTACTGCTGCCGAAGAAAAGATTCTTTGTACGTACAGTACATCAACAGGTAACTTTACAATCATCACTCGTGGCTACGATGGTACTTCAAGCCCAGCCGGTGGTTGGCCTGTTGGAACAACTTTTAATCTTGTATGGTCTGCAACCGAAGCAGCAGAAGCAGCAGCAGCAGTACAAAACACAGTTAAGCAAATAACTGCAGCAGGTGACATTTTGTACGGTACTGGTGCAAATACTATGACACGTTTGCCAATTGGTTCTACTGGTCAGGCTCTTATTTCTAACGGTTCAACGCCATACTGGTCTTCAGTTGTTGGTGCTCAGGGTGCTCAAGGTTCTCCTGGTACACAAGGTGCTAATGGAACGAACGGCACACAAGGTGCTCAAGGTGCCCAGGGTGCGCAAGGTTCTAGCACTGGTACACAAGGAACTCAGGGTTATCAGGGTGTTCAAGGATACCAAGGATACCAAGGAGTTGCAGGTGGTGGTGGCGTAGGAATGTTTGGTAGTACGTCTACAAGCGTAACCGTTAACAACTCACCTAGTATTATTCTTACACTTAACGTAAGTGGTTACACAAAGTATGTTATTAACTGGACAGCGTATTGTACTAACGCAAGTGGTGCAACTGTTGCTTACAATTTTAGTCTTTATGCAGGCGGAAGTGCTACAGGAGAAGCAGACTATCAAACAACAGTAAACGGTGCTTCTACTACTGCTGCAATGACCTACTTCTACAACGCAGGTACAACTGCTACTCAAACCATTAACATTTACTGTACAACAAACTCATCCGGTAGCAATCAAAATGTCTACGACCAATCAATAAGTGTAATTGGTTCTAACTAACAATGCCCGATGTTGTTATACCTCCCACCGCACAAGCGGGGCAGATACTTACCTCTGTAGGTAACGGTAATCAGGTGCAGTGGAAGGCACCTAAGCAACAAACAAGTACAGGGGCCAAGTTGCCCACTGCTACAACCGCAGGACAAGTTCCACAATGGGACGGTTCAACATGGCAAGCAGCAATAATCCTGCCGTCTGGTTTAATTATGGATTACGCAGGTTCATCAACACCTACAGGGTGGCTTCTTTGCGATGGCTCTGCGTACGACACAACAACGTACGCTTCTTTGTTCGCTGCCATTGGTTATACGTGGGGCAGTTCTGGCGGCAATTTTAAAGTGCCAGATTTGCGTGGTGTGATGACGCTTGGTGCTGGTTAC